TCGACAAGAATATGAAGCTGACTTTAACACTTATGAAGGCCAAGTATGGCACTTCAATGCAGAAGAATGTGTCGCAAACCTCGAAGAACTAGATACTAGCAGAATGGATATATTCGCAGGCCTTGACGTTGGCTATAGAGATCCGACCGCTCTCTGTGTGATAGGATATGATTGGGACGAAGAAAAGTACTACCTTCTCGATGAGTATTTAAATAGTGAAAAGACCACAGAACAGCACGCTATAGAGATACAAAAACTCATAGATAAATGGGATATTGATTATATTTTTATTGATTCAGCAGCACAGCAGACCAGATATGATTTTGCTCAACAGTATGACATAAGCACCACCAATGCTAAGAAGTCAGTGTTAGATGGCATCGCGCACGTAGAAAGAATTGTAGATAATAATGCTTTAATTGTAGATCAAAGGTGTAAAGAAACTTTATCTGCTTTAGATCAATATCAATGGGATCCTAATCCAAATCTTTTGAGAGAAAAACCTAAACATAATATGGCCTCTCACATGGCTGATGCACTTCGATATGCTTTGTACTCATTTGAAACGTCTTCAAGCGGGTTCTAACGATACCTAACAAAAATAACCTTTGACATTTTAACCTCTCCAAGATATAATTCTGGTATTAAATTATGAAAAAGCCCATAGCTAGAAAAAGCAAGCATTTAAAAAGGGACCCAGTAAAGTATATACGAGATAAAGCAAAGTCTCAATATGAAAAAGGTTCAGAATGCTATATATGCGGAGCTTCAGATACGCTAGACTTTCACCATTTTTATACTCTAACTCCTTTATTAGATGAATGGTTAAAGAATAAACAAAAAATACGTCCAGAACACTATACGGACGAATATATTGTAATCTGGAGAGATGAGTTTATAGAAGAGAACTGGGCAGAATTATACGAGCACACCGTAACGTTGTGCCACAATCATCATTTACAGCTTCACTCAGTATACGGACGCAACCCTGCGCTCGTTACCGCAGAAAAACAAATGCGCTGGGTAGATATTCAAAGAGACAAACATGGCATGGTATAAATTCGGATTAGGTTCTGATAAAAAAATAGAGGAGGCTGACGAAGAAAAACTGAATCCGATTCAGCCTTACTATGCTAATATTACCGAGCCTTCTCGCGAATTTACTTTTAGCTATGAGAGAGCCTATGAAGACCTCGAAATTGTTAATCGAGGAGTAAATCTTTTAGTAGATGACTCTGCAGAAATTAATGCTGTTGTTCATAGGGACGATGCATTTCCTGGTGTAGCAAAGGGAGTAAAAGCTTCTAGTCTTGATACTCTTTTAAATAGAGCACCAAACCCTTTTCAAGATATTTCTTCTTTTCGAAGAAACCTAATTACAGACTACGTATTAGATGGGAATATCTTTATTTATTTTGATGGAGTACACCTTTACCATCTTCCCGCAAGCAAAATGACTATACATGCTAGTCCTACTACATATGTCGATCACTATAGCTTTAATGGTAATGATAAAATATTCTACCCATCAGAAATTATACATATTAAAGAAAACTCTTTTTACTCAATCTATAGAGGAGTATCTAGACTAAAGCCTGCTCTGCGTACTATGATACTTATGAAGAGCATGAGAGATTTTCAAGATAACTTTTTTAAGAACGGAGCAGTTCCAGGTCTTGTGTTAAAATCTCCAAACACTCTTTCAGAAAAAATTAAAGAAAGAATGATTCAATCTTGGAGCGCTCGTTATAGACCAGATGCTGGAGGAAGAAGGCCTCTTATTTTAGATGGAGGGATCGAAGTAGATGAGCTATCAAAAGTTAGTTTTAAAGAGTTAGATTTCCAAGCAGCAATAGCAGAAAACGAAAAAATTATTTTAAAGGCTTTGGGAGTCCCTCCAATTTTATTAGACTCTGGTAATAATGCAAATATTCGTCCAAATTTACGAATGTACTACTTAGAAACTATTTTACCTATAGTCAAAAAAATAAATATAGGTTATAGTAGATTCTTTGGTTTTCATATTACAGAAGATATTACGGATATTCCAGCACTACAACCAGAGCTTAGAGACCAAGCAACTTTTTATACTTCTTTAGTAAATGCTGGTATTATAACACCTAATGAAGCAAGAGTTGCAATGAACTTTGATGAATTGCCTGACGCCGACGAAATTCGCGTACCCGCCAATATTGCCGGAAGCGCAGTAGATCCAAGTCAAGGAGGCCGACCAACTGAGGCCGATAATACAGAGGGTAACTAATGCCTACAATGAGATCAAAAAAAGCTATTCTTGATAAAATGTATGAGCAGTTTAAAATGCACGCTCTTACAACAGATGTTGCCTACGAAGACTATTTAAAAGCCGTAGGCGCTGGAGAAGCTGTAGCACGAAGACTAATTAAAGCAGGATGGGGTAACCGTTGGCCGCGAGTAATGGGCCAACTCAAAACCTTCTATCCTGATGTAAATACTATTATTAATCCGATTCCAAAGGAAGAACCAGCTCCTGCTGCTTCAGAAGGCTTAGAGGCCCTAAAAAAGGCGTCTACTAAGAAAGAAAAGGTTGTAGACGATGAATAAAATTTTTAACTTTACTTCCACCTTTAAGTCCTTAGATGTAGATGAAGATGGCGGTGTTCATATCTGCGGTATGGCAAGTACTTCCGATTTTGATCGAGCAGGCGATACTATAGACGCAACGGCTTGGACGAAAGGCGGATTAGCTAACTTCGAGAAAAATCCTATTATTCTTTTTAACCATGACTATAATCATCCTATTGGCCGTGCGACGGGCTTAAAAGTAACTGAAAATGGTCTTGAGTTAAAAGCAAAAATTTCAAAAAGTGCTAAGGTTCCTTCGGGAGCAGTGGCGGACCTTGTTAAAGACGGTGTCCTTGGAGCCTTTTCTGTCGGTTTCCGAGTCAAGGATGCTGATTATATTAGTGAAACTGACGGATTAAAGATTAAGGATGCTGAACTGTTCGAGGTTTCAGTTGTGTCTGTGCCTTGCAACCAAGCAGCTACTTTTTCATTGGCTAAATCTTTTGACTCGATGGCCGAGTACGAAGATTTCAAGAAACAATTCAAAAACAGTGTAGATCTAGCCGGTCAGTCTCTGGCTAAAACTGAAGATTCAGAAGTAGCTAGTGAAACACCGGAAAGGGACGAAGAAGTCCAAAAGGAGATCCAAATGTCTGAAGTTAATAACACTCCAGAAATCGACCTGGAAGCATTCGCTAAGAAGGTAGCTGAAGAGACTGCCGCTAAGATCGCAATGAAGCAGGCCGAAGAGAAAGCCGCTGCAGAAAAAGCAGCACAAGAAGCAGCGCAAAAAGCTGCTGTAGAAGCAGAGCAAAAAGCTGCACAAGAGTCTGCTATTCGTGTAGGCATCGAGTCAGGCGCAGAGCGTCTTATGGCTGATGTTGAGAAGAAGCTACAAGAGAAAGATGCAAAGGTTGAAGAAGTAATTAAGTCTTTTGCTGCTCAACTCCAAGAGAAGAACGAAGAGCTTACCAAAATGCGTGAATCTAAGCGTATTTTTGCTGACCGTGAAGGCTCTAACCTTATAAAAGGAAACAAAGACCTTATGCATGCGCACCTTCTTGGTGTAATTACTAGCAAAGGTTTTGATACTGACTTTGGCCGTTCAGTATTGCAAAAAGCTGGTATTGACTATGCGGCTAACGCTGGTGACATCAATCAAGAAGTTTCTACTATGATTGAGAAAGAGATTCAGCTTCAGTTGCGAACTGCTCAACTCTTCCGTGAGATGGCAGTAAACTCTAAGTCTACAGTTCTTCCTTTGCAAGAAGACGTAACTGCCGCTGTTTGGTCAACAGGTGGCGAAGACGCTCTGGGCGCAGGTGATACCACTGGTATTACTAATCGTACTGGTGGTACTACAGGTACTTACAACGCTAAGCAAAAGATTTTGCAAGTAGATCGTTTGATCTCTACTTCTTACATGGACAACTACATTGATGAAGAAGTACTTGTTAACTTGATGCCAATGTTGACTGATGGTATTGCTCGTTCACACGCTCGTGCTGTAGATGCTGCAATTCTTGTTGGTAACTCCAAAGCTATCCCGGGTCTCGATGGTCTGGCAGTAGATTCTACTGATAAAGTAACTACTACTGGTACTGCTGTAACTGCAAAAGATCTTGTAGCTATGCGTCGAGATATGGGCGTATACGGCCTTATGCCTCAAGACGTAGTATATATCGTTTCACAGGATGTATACCATGATCTCATCAATGATGCAGAATTTGACAACGTATTTGAAGTTGGTTCAGATGCTGCTCTGAAGTTGACTGGTCAAGTTGGTGCTGTATATGGTTCGCCAGTTGTTATCTCTGATAACTTTGCTGCCGCTTCTACCGCCAACATGGGCGCGTTTGCTGTAAACGTATCCAACTTTGTTATTCCACGTCTTCGTGGCGTGACTGTAGAGCAAGACTATGAAGTTGCTGCTCAGCGTCGCGTACTTGTTGGTACTCAGCACCTTGGCTTCGACGAGTTGTTCAACTCTGTTGCAGGTAAGGCCGCTGCAGTTCGTTTGGGCGCCGGATCCTAATATATTAAACTGGGGAGGTTCGCCTCCCCAAGTTTTTACTAATTAATTTATTATGGCAGATTTAATCACGATTGATGAGTATAAAGAATATGAAGGTATCACATCGTCCAAAGAGGACGAGAGATTAGAACGCCTTATAGTTTCTGTAAGTCAATTAGTAAAAACTTATTGTGGTACAACAATAATTGATTACTACACTACACCTAAAACGGAAGAGGTGACCCTTTCTTGGGATACAGATGTGGTACAATTGAGTGAATGCCCCGTAAATACTATTACTTCTGTTCAAGAGCGAGATAGACCAGAGAGCTCTTATGTAACTCTTGATGCTTCTCAGTATGTACTAGATAAGAATACAGATAGCTTATATAAAATACGTAATAACTGGTCTAAGGGGCCTGCTTCTTTAATTATACAGTATACTGCAGGGTATGAAGAGTGCCCATTAGACTTAAAGCTAGCAGTAATTGATTTGGTAAAATACTATTTACGAGACGAGCATAAAGAACGTCGTTCTATGGTAGGAGCTACTATAGAAAATCAAGGAGTTACTAAACTACGTATGGTTGGGGGCTTTCCAGACCATATTGAAAGAGTTTTAGACTTATATAAAATTATACACTAATGAGTAATTCTAGTATAAGAAAAAATATTAGCAATAAACTTTTACAAGAGTTTACGACTCAGAGAGAAAAAACTATAGGAGAAGCCGCTAGAACCTTGCTGCAGTCTTCTAAAGTACAGCAGTGTCTAGTATTAAAAACAAAAGAAACAAATGCAATACAAAAAGGTTTCGAAGCGGCTATAGGTAGACAACTCACAACTAGCGAAGGTACTAAATATAGAAGAGAGTTAAAGAAAGAGATTAGAAAGCTTTCGGTACCTTTTCCAGACTCTGGATCTTTACAGGATGTGTTTTTTAAAAAATTAGTAAAAGATCAGAGACTAGTATTTGGTAGATCTATATTTTATTTGCCTTACTCATTTGATACTATAAAGACAAAGATAGGAGATTTTAATAAATCTTTCCTAGTAAATAATTTAAAAGGGCGAGAAGACTCTTATAATAGTAAAGAGTTTGGAAGAACTACTCATTTAGACCACGGAGCGGATGGAGCTGCTTCAGGAATAGTAGGCGCGGTAGCCGGAGCATTTTCTTTAATTGGTAGCGTAGAACAGTACACAAAAAATAAAAATATTTTTGAACAAAATTTAATATATGAAGTAGATAGCGGACTAAATTTTCTAACTAAAGGACAAAGAGGAAAACTAAAAGATTTAGTATGGAACTTAGTCGTATTATCTGAACAAATACTAACAAAGGGCGGAGACTTAAAAGCTGGAATAAGCATGCTTCTTACTCCTATTTCTGCAGAGTTAAACTTAAAAAGAGGCTCTAAGGAAGAAAGACTCCTTCAGGAAGCTTTTATTTCTTCCTTTGAAAAAACTTTCGCAAACGTAGATTATCTTAACCTAGAAGGATCTAGTACTCTAAAGGAAAAAATTGCAAAAACTCTGGTACTTGATAACATAGTAAAGCCTTTAAAGAATAATAAAAATGTAAAAGCTAAAACAACTATTAAAAATGTAAATACTAGGACTAAGAGTAGATCTAAGGATACAACAAAATCTAGCAAATCTAGTAAAGTAAAAACAATAAATAGGGGAGGAGCCCGAGCAGCTTTAGCAACAAAAGGAAGAACTTCGCCTATTTCAATATCAAATCAGCTAGCTATGTTAGGTATTTTTAATAGAGATCTACCGAGTGTTTTACAAAAAAATATGTCTAGTCCGGCATTAAACTATCAAACAGGTAGATTTGCCAGTAGTGTCAGAGTTTTAGATGTTAATATAACAAGTAAAGGCTATCCAAGTTTTGGGTATACGTATGATAAGTATCCGTACCAGACTTTTGAGCCTGGATACGCCCAAGGATCCCCAGACAGAGATCCACGAAGATTAATTGATAGATCTATGAGAGAGATAGCAGCTTCTCAAGGCATGGGAAGATTCTTTACAAGGAGGCTATAAATGTCACTGCCAAATAGTAGAGTATATTCCAGCAGAAGACAAGCAATAACAAAAGCTCTTGCTGAAAGAATAGCAGAAATAAATGGTACAGGAGCTTTTTACACTCAAATAGCAGAAGTTAGCCCGCGATTAAAATTTTGGGACGAAGTAGAGCAGTTTCCTTCTATTCATTTAAATGCGGGCGCAGAGAGCAGAGAGTACCAAGGCGGAGGTTATAAAGATAGATTTTTAAATATTACTATACGTTGCTATGTAAATGAGGATGAAGCCGTAGACGCCCTAGCAACTTTACTAGAAGATTTAGAGACAGTTATTGAGGACAACTCTAGGCTAGATTATATAGATAGAGAGGGCAAAACTCAAACAACTCAACAAATTAGTATAATTAGTATTGATACCGACGAAGGAGTTCTAGAACCTCTAGGGGTTGCAGAAGTTTTGATTCAAGTTCGATACTAAGACCCAGGAAACGACTGACACGAACAAACGTTCACGTTCAAGTCCTTTCAAGATCATAGGAGATAGACTATGGCACAATCATTATATTTTTCACGTGATAGTAAACTTTACGTGGAATTTAGCGGAACTCTGTGGGAAATTCCAGTACTCGATGGATTTAGTTTTTCACAGGCAACAAATACCTCAGACATTACTCTTAACGAAATGCAAGGCCCTGATGGTATCTCACGACGAGGACGACGACTATTTACAGACTCTCTAGCCCCTGCAGAGTGGTCTTTTAGTACTTATGTACGTCCTTATGATACAGGCAGTGAACATCACGCAGTAGAAGAAGCTCTGTGGAACATTATGGCAGGTGCAGATACTTACGGCACTTTCGGAGCGGGCCTAGGAATTATTGCAGAAGCTACAGCGGCTGGAGGTGCAGATACTGTAGACGGTACTTATATTCTTGACTCAGAGGACGGCACTGTTAGCGGTGCAGGTACCGGAGCTTCTTTCGCTTACTCAGTAGATGGACTCACTAAAACTCTTACAGTTCTTAACGGCGGTTCAGGGTTTACTGGCTCAGAGACAATTACTTTTGATTCTGACCTTTTAGAGGGCGCAACTTCAGATCTAGTAGTAACTGTTACTACTCTGGAAGGTGGGAGTACTGAAGCATTTTATAGAAGCACAAACGCAGACGCTAACTCTCCTTATGGCGCAGTAGTAGGCTTGCCCGCTGCTGACCATAATGCTATTAACTTTGGTCAATCAAATCGAGCAGTACTTGCAACCTGTAACCTGTATTTTGTAATGGAAACAAACCCTACAAAACCCATGGTTTACAAATTAGAAAATGCTCAAATTAATGAAGCATCTATCGACTTTGAGGTAGATGGAATTGCTACTATTAACTGGACCGGTTTCGCAAAAAATATTATTGATTTACAGTCTGCAGGAGATGTTTTTGTTCAGGCTGGAAATAGTTTTACTGGACGAGACGTACCAGAAGTAATTATTAATAGCTCTGATGATAATAAATTAGGTATTGCAACTGACGCCAATACCGGAGTAATGGCAATCGATACCGCAGTAGATTCAACTAGTACCTTTATCCGTAATCGTATTACTCAAATGCAAGTATCTACTACGGACACTACTGCATTTCCTTCAGGAGAGTACAACTTGACTCTTACTGGTGGCAACATTACAGTTACAAATAACATTACTTATCTTGTACCAGAAGAACTTGGACAGGTAAACGTACCTATTGAGGGTGTTACAGGTGGACGTACAGTAACTGGTAATTTTACTTGCTATCTAACTCTTGATACTACGGGGGCAAATAAGGGCACTTCAGTAGATTTATTTAATGATATGACCACTGTAGGAAAAGGTTTGGATAAGGTTGTAAATGATTTCCAAGTAACTTTCCAAATCGGTGGCGGGGTTGCTGGAACTCCTCGACTTTATGTAACTTGTCCGAAAGTACACATCGAAGTACCTACACACTCTATTGAAGACGTAATTTCTGTAGAGACTGGCTTTGGTGCTTATACAGAAGACTTTGATAAAGCTGACGAATTTACTTTGACTTACTTTGGTGCTACATTATAAATTCAATATATAATAATATTAAACCCGCTTCGGCGGGTTTTTTATTACCCCTATAAAAAATGATTCTTGACTTTTATGGTGGTCTTCAGTATACTATACATTATAAAAATTCAACTTTTTCACAGAATAACAAACGAGGTTTAAATGAGCGATTCACCCATTTCTTTAGCGAGTCTAATGACTCCAAGTAAAACTGTTAGTATTGATTATGCTGGGTATTCCGGCTTTACTGTCGATTTATGCTACTTAGGCAGGGAAGAGCTGCTAAAGTTACGAAAAAAGTGTGTAACTACAAAGTTTAATAAAAAGACTCGACAACCTGAAGAGATTCTAGACGAAGAACGGTTTTTAACCGAATATGTTACTGCAGTAATCAAAGGATGGAAGGGATTAAAATATCGTTACCTAGAAGAGCTTCTTTTGGTAGATGTGGATTCTTTAGACCCGGACGATGAACTGCTTTTTACCCATGATAATGCAGAGACTCTAATGAAGAATTCTGCAGAGTTTGACACTTGGGTAACCGAAACTGTGGGAGACTTGGAAAATTTTACGAGGAACAAGTAACTGAACTACAAAGGTTACTTGAGAGATTTGTAAAAGAAAGCCATTCAAACCATAGCGTAGAAAAGTATCTAACTATTTGTGAACAGTTAGGTCAAGAGCCCGACCCTGCCAAAATGCCGCTAACCTATTCAGATTTTCCTGAAGAGGTTCAAGTGGCATTTTTTGTGTTTTCTTTATTATCAGATTATTGGGAAGGAAATTCTGGTACGTATATGGGAAAGCACTGGGAAGGACTAGATTATTTATTCGAGCTTTACGAAGTAGAGAATACAAAAGTAGTTTTATTTTTTATGAAAACCTACGAACAGCTTCTTGTATCATATAGGGCCGAAGAAGCAGAGCGAAAGCGGAAAGCAGACGAAAGAAAAGCGAAAGCAAGCGGTGGAAGAAATTACACCCATAATGTTCAAGGCTGATGGCTAAAAATAAAATTGAATTAGATTTAGAGGTAGATGACAAAGGCACCACTAAAAAGGTGGCTATGAATGCGAAAAAAGCCTCAGAAAGTCTTGACAAAACTGCTAAGTCTGCTCGGCAATATGACCGTAACATAAAAGGAGCGGCAGGAGCTACAAATAATACAACTAAAGCTTTCTCTAAAATGCAACAAGGTATGGGAGGCTTAGTCGGCATTTATGCCACTGTGGCTGCACAAGTCTTTGCTGTTAGTGCAGCGTTTCAATTTCTTAAATCTGCTAGTGATATTTCTAATCTTATTGCTGGTCAAGAGGCTTTAGCAGCTACCACAGGCGTAGCGTATAAAACAATTACAAATAGCATAAAAGATGCTACAGCAGGGCAGTTAACTTATGCAGAAGCAGCAAAAGCTGCAGCTATAGGAACAGCTTCCGGGCTTTCTCCAGACCAGCTAAACAGGCTAGGTTCTGCTGCTAAAAATGCCTCTATTGCTCTTGGAAGGGATTTAACAGACTCTTTTAATCGTTTGGTAAGAGGTGTAACAAAAGCGGAACCAGAATTACTAGACGAATTAGGAATTATTTTACGTCTTGAAACAGCAACAGAAAAATACGCTCTTGCTATTGGCAAAGCTAAAGACGATTTGACAGCATTTGAAAGAAGCCAAGCAGTAGCAAATGAAGTCCTTACTCAAGCAGAGAAAAAATTTGGACAGATAGAAGAGATTATGGATCCTTCTGCTGCATCTTTGAATCGTTTTGTGACAAGCTTTGATACTCTTATAAACACTTTTAAATCCGGACTAATAGAAGGTCTTCGTCCTGTATTTGATTTTTTAAGCAAAAATACTTATGCTTTAACAGCCGCCCTTGGACTAGTAGCTCTTCCAATAATTAAACAAATTCTGCCTAATTTTAAAGAATGGGGAGATGCCGCAGAGCAAAGCCTAAAGAGACAAGAAAGAGTATTAAAAGTATATAATTATAAATTAGACAAGGCGAAGAAAAAAGTACAAGAGTTTTCACAAACACAGGCAGAAGCTCTGAAGCAAACCGCAAAAAGTGCAGAAAAATTAATAGGAGACCAGCCTAAAACTAAAACTGGACAGGGAGGTTTTGAGTTTTTGCTTAATGAAACAGACTCAAAAGCCGCTCAGAGACAGGCAAAAAAGATACTAGACGGAGCAGAAGCAAATATAGATAAGTTTGGTAAAGTAACTACAGGTAAGTTAAAAGGTTACAATGCTCAACAAGTAGCAGATTTAAGGGCTTCTTATAACAAAAGGGTTCAAATACTAACTAGTTTTGAAAGTAAGCACAAACTTAGTTGGGCAAGAATGGGGGCTCAAGTTAAACTATATGGTGTCCAAGCTACCAGAGCTTTAGGGGTAGTGAAAACTGGGATAGTAAGTCTTACTAGTCTTGCAGCTTCTGCAGGAGCAGCTTTATCGGCGGCTTTGGGCTGGATAGGATTGATCACCTTGGTGGTTTCTTTTAGTGCAGAGGTATATAGATTCTTTTTCCCTATACCTGAAAAAATAAAGGAAGCTAGGGAGGCAACAGATAAATTTATAGAATCTGGTAAAACTCTTAATGAAGAACTTCAAGGGGTTGCAAAAGTAGACTTTCAAAACTTATTAGGTTTAACCGAAACTATAACTGCAACAGGAAACGCCTTAAATACTGCAAATATTTTAAGTAGGTTAAAAGAGTTCGAAAACATAGATATAAACGTTGTTGGAGAAGACAGATATCAAAAAGCAAGATCTGGCCTTCAGCAAACCTTCGATACATTATCTCCTTTAATACCTGGATTAAAGTCTTTGGGGCAGGAGTTTAAAAAGACCGGCACGTTATCCGCAGGTCTAAAAGGACAATTAAGTAGTTTAGTAGAAGACTATGTAACAGCATCTTCGGCTGCACAGCGTATGCAAGAAGTACAACAAACATTAAATACTGAGCTCTCAAAAACCTCCTCTTCTATAACCCAGAACCCTTTCTCTAATCTTGCCAGCTCTGCGAGGGCGGCCGCAGAGAATATTAACACTGTAGTATCCGCCGCAAATAGAGAAGCCTCTCGCAAGGGAGCAGATGTAGGAGCCACTAGAGCTGAATTTGAAGCAGCAACTGCCGCTGCAACAAGAGGGGTAGAGAAAGTAAAACAGGCCCAAGAAGAGGTAGCAAAAGCAGGAGGCTTTCTAGGCAAAAGTGTCAAGCAAGCGCAGAGAGAGTTAAAATTAGCAAAACAAACCGCAGAGGCCTTAGCTGCCGAAGTAGGTAGAACAGGGGCTGCTTATGTAGAAGCTGAAAATAATGCTAAGCAAATTCAAGAAGAACTAGTCGCCCTTGGGCAACAGCAAAATTACATAAATGCTTTAGCTACTAATTTTACAAAAATTGAAAAAGACTTAGATAATATTACTGCAAGACAGGTTTTTAATAAACTTAAATTTGCCCAAGCCCAGACACTTGGTATTACAGTTGCAGATAAAATAAAAAATATAGAGTCTAAATCATTACAACAAGACAACCAAAAACTAAACATACAAGCCAAACAACTAGCTGCAGAAGCAGAATTACAGGCAGCCGTTGAACAAGGCACGGACGAGCAGATAAAATCAGCAGCTTTAAAAGTTTACCAGCTACAAGTAGAGTCAAAGATACTCGAAGAAAATATTAATCTTGAAAATGAAAGAAACGGATACGTAATTGATGCTATAAGATTTGAAGAGCAGCTATTAACTATAAAGAATAAAGAACTAGAAGTGCAAAGAAATATAAATGCTCTTACTTTACAGAAGAAAAGGGTAGATAGCGGTATCGGAGGACTATTCGGATTTGAGCAAGCAACTCGTAGCGCAGAAGTTCAGTCTAAGATTTTAGAGGAAAACTTAGCACTCGCAGCACAACGTCAGGCGTCTGCTGCGGCTAAATTTGCTGAAGTCCAAGGACTTAATTTTATAGGAGCCCGCGGAGGCTCGGATGAAGAGCTAGCAGCAGCTAGAAAAGAGCAGAGCAATGCAATACAAGGAGTTAAGCTAGCAGAGCTTGAAATAGAACGATTTGGCGAAAGGGATGAGGCGCTATTAAGAAGTTTAAGAACCCAAAAACAATTAACTCAAGCACGCTTAGCTTCTCTTTCTATAAACCCTGCGGAGCAGCAGGCCCAAGAAATATTTATACAAGCACAACAACAGGGAATAAGTCTGTCTCAACTACAAAAAGAAGAAATTAGGGCTTTGACAGAAGAGCAATATGAACTACAGTTAGTAACTGAAGGATTAGCATCCGTTTACTCTTCAGTGTATACTGGATTTGAAAATGCTTTTGCAGGAATCATAACAGGTACTTTAAGTGTTAAACAAGCTTTTGCAAACTTAGCAGTCTCAATATTGCAAGATCTGGCAAAAATGATAGCAAAAATGCTAGTATTTAAAGCTATACAGGCTGGAATTAGTGCCTTTGGAGGTGGTGGAGAATTTGATTTTGCAAGTCAAAATGCAGGAGCTGGTGGGTTTTTTGATGCTTCTCCGTTTCGATATGGAGGAATATCAGAAGCCCCTAAAATGGCTATGGGTGGAGTTTTAGCAGGCCCTCAACGAGGATATCCCGCAGTACTACACGGAACAGAAGCAGTAGTACCTCTTCCCAATAATCGTTCTATTCCTGTAGAATTTAAAGGTGGCGGTCAGCAAATGAATAATGTAACCGTAAATGTTAGTATGGATAGTAATGGAAACTCGCAGCAAACTTCTCAATCTGACTCCTCTCAGGGAGAAAATATTGGAAGACTAATAGCCTCTGCAGTACAAAAAGAACTTCAGAATCAAAAACGTTCGGGCGGAATATTAAACCCTTATGGAGTCGCGTAAATGGCAAAAAATTATAACATAACAATACCCGTACTAGAAGATCCAGTAACAAAACTTATTAGTTATAATCCAGATCTTGGGACTCCAAAAGCTTTTGCTGTAGATAAAGGAGTAACTAGAGACACTTCCCAAAAAGTTTTAAAAATTAGTTTTGGAGACGGATATGAGCAACGGGTATTAGACGGTATAAATACTCAAAGAGACGTATATAATTTATCTTTTAGAAATAGAGCGGCTGACGAAATTCAAGTAATTGAAGATTATTTAAATGCTAACGCAGCTCTTAGTTTTGACTTTAATATAGATGAAGATACTGTAAAAGTAGTGTGTGACAACTTTAATATTACTTACCAATATGAAGACGTTTATTCTTTATCAGCACAGTTTAGAAGAGTTTATGAACCATGAGTGACATAATTGCAAAAGATACAGAAAGTTTAAATTTGGACTCTGGCGTAATATCGCTATTTGAGATAACGTTACAAGAGTCACAAATAACTCTAAGGCTCCATCCAGAAAACACTAGCGAAGATATTATCTTTGGAGGGAATACATATCACGCATTTCCTATCGGAATGGACAAACTAGAAATTACTTCTGAAGGGGCTCAAACTCGACCATCTCTAATTATTCCTAATGTTGATTCTATTTTAGATAGTCAATCTAAGTTCCGTCAATTGTTGGCCGCCGAGAATATACCTAACTTTAAACTCGATGATTTAGTTGGGGCAAGAGTTACAAGAATTAAAACTTTATCAAAATATATTGATATAGGTACAGAGTCTGTGCCTGCTCCCTCTCCTTACGAACTCCCTAAAGCTGTATATTTGGTCGATAGACTGGCCTCAAAGAACGATATTAGTGTAGAATTAGAGTTGGCGTCCCCTTTTGATCTTGGAGGCACACGATTACCTTACAGAAATGTAGTAGGAAAGTATTGCCCTTGGCTGTATAAAGGGTATAACGCAAGTACGGAAGACGTAGCTAGTGCATGTTCCTGGACAGATTCTAATCAAATTATACATCCAGAAAAAATTAACGGAGAATGGTCAAATGCAGGCCCACAAAGTTTTTATTTTACGGTGGACGATGAACCTATTTGTTACTTAGTTTATTTACAGAATATGAGTGGCAGCGAAGATGGAGCGCCTCCGCATGATCCGGCTTCTACATACTCAAAAGACGATGCGGTGTATGTACCTGAGCTTATTGATGGAGTAACATTTTATAGATTCTACTTAGCAAAAGCAGATGTTCCTGCAAATATTAACTTATCAAATACTTTATATTGGCAAATTTATAGAAATTTCACAGACTGGGATAGTAATACTAATTATTATGTTAATAGTGAGGACTCTAGAAATAGTAATTATGTAAGATATAATAGTAAAGTATGGAGAACCATAAAAAATAATAGAGGAGTAGTTCCTGGCACAGACTATACTGTATGGGTAGAAGGTGATGTTTGCGGTAAACTTCTATCTTCTTGTAAGTGCAGATTTCAAGTAGTTCGAACTTATGACGGAACTGGAGCCTATAACGTACCCAGCCCTAGTAAGTATGATACTACTATTACATTGCCTTTTGGAGGGTTTCCAGGAACCCGAAAGTTCCGATGATACTTAATTTTCTAGAAGAAATACAACAACACTTTGAAAAAGAGTACCCAAAAGAAGGCTGTGGCTTAATAACAGTAGTAAAAGGAAAAGCTAGTTGGGTGCCTTGTAAAAATATAGCTTCTAATGACGAAGACTTTATATTTGACTCCCAAGAATATCTAAAAATACATAGAACCTCAGATATTATAGCAATAGTACACAGTCATCCAGATAGTAGCTGTGAGCCCAGTGAGCACGATATAAACTACTGCAACTCCTTAGGCATTCCATATTATATATTTAGCTATCCTACTATGGACTTACATATACAGCAGCCCGACACCGATGTTACAGAACTTTATGGAAGAGAATATATATTTGGCAAATATGATTGTTTCGAAGCCGCCAGAGATTTTTTAAAGAGAGAAAATATAACTATACCACATCGTATAGCTTTTGAAGACGACTGGTGGGAAAAAGGTTTAAATTATTTTTGCGAAGAGCTTATGGCCGAGTGGGGGTTCAAAAAAATTTCCTTGCAAGAAGTCCAAAAAAATGATATACTTTTATTTCAAAATAACTCAGAGGTGCCAAACCATTGCGGGGTTTATTTAGGTAACGAAACTTTTTATCATCACGCAGTAAATAGGTTATCTTGCAGAGAAAGCTTGTATCCTTTGTGGATCAAATTTTTAGTGGAAGCGTACAGATATGAAACGTAAAATATTTTTAGAAGGAGAGCTTGGGCATAAATTTATTCGTGAGCTTGAGATAGTAGCAGAGACTCCTGCAGAAGTATTTCGCTGTCTGGATGCAAATTTTCCAGACTTTCAAAAGTACTTAATAGAACAGCACGAAAAAGACGTAGGATTTGAAATAGATATAGCTGGAGAGTGCTTAGAGTATCAAGAAGAACTATTAATGAATATCTCAGAAGGAGACATAACCATTACTCCTGTTCCCGCGGGTTCAAAAAGTGGGGGGTCAAAAATTCTTGCAGCGATAGCTATTGTAGTTGCTACTTATTTGATAGTTACTAGTGGAGGTACTGTTGGGTGGGAAGTAGCTTTTGCAGAATTGGGCAAAACTGCCACCGCGGCTGTATATTTTGCAGGGGCTGTAGCCGTAAACCTAGCATTAACTGGTATAATGCAACTAATGGCACCCGATCCTGCAACCGATAATGATCAAGAACAATCATACCTATTTAATGGAGCGGAACAAAACATAATTGAAGGAGATCCAGTTCCTGTATTATATGGAAAATTAAGAGTACCTGGACAACCTATTAGTTTTGATGCAGCTGCAGCCTCTTCTGTAAGCGGAGGCTCCTCCATAACACTGCCAGGCGGCGAAGTGATAGATTTAGATTTAACTTGGGGCGGAAAAAACTTTTTTGGCCCAATATCTATAGATTAAGGAAAGATTAAATGAGCAGAAGTTCAATAAATTCAAGTGACCGTAGACAAGCCTCAAGCAATAATAACTCTATAAATTCTGCCCCTTTTGGATTTACCGAGCAGATTATTTCTGTTACCGATCTTATTTCAGAAGGCCCTATAGGTGGCTTAGTAAAGGGTGGGGATAGTATATATCTAAATAATGACCCGATATTCTCAGAAGAAGAAATAGGTTATGTCTCGGAAGGAGACACAGATGTTATATCAGGATCAGGAACAACTGCGGGGCCTCTTTCTAATTCTAGAGATCTATCCTTATATGGGGGAGGTTTTCTATTTGTAGAAGATATTCTCTCGTTCTCTAACTTATCTGTAGTTGAATTTTCTCAAACGGGCTTCTCCCTTTCAGTAGTTCTTGGCGGATTCTCTTCGCTTCCGCCTTCTTGGACTAAAAATATAGATACTCGAATAAACTCTGAGAATCTTTCAGATAGAAAATCTATCTGCAGATTAAATTTAGGAGGAGACTTTGAGTATTCTGAAACTTATATAATTGATTTAGATTATACTAATGCTCAAGTAACTCTGGGCCTTAAAGGATTTGCGTTTACATTTCAAAATTTAGCAGAAAATCTTTCGGACCTTTCTGCAAGTTTAAGTATAGGCACTTTTTTTGAAATTGCTTCGGTTTCTGGAGCCTATGCAACTTTAGTAAATTCTTTACCCGTCTCTTTTACAAATAAAAAATACGCACTAACAAAACCTGGAGTAGAGGCGGCCAATATTGCTGATCTTAAAAAGTATAGTAGTTCTGCGTATCAATTTAGGCCTGGAACCCTTAATCAAGAGCCAATACAGTCTTTAAGAGGTTCAGCAGGTACAACTACTATAAATCTGGCTTCAGGAGTACCGCTAGAGCTAGGAATTTCTCAAAGTGTAACTACACAAGGTATAACAGGTGCTCAAGCCTCCGAAATAGATTTAGTAGACCTAGTATTTAGGTATCCTTCAGGACTATATTTAACAAATACTCAAAAAGGTGGTAGAGAGGCTGCAGGAGCAGGATACCTTATAGAAATAGGTATAGATAGGGATGATGGTAACGGATTTCAATTCGAAAAATTAAAAGGAAATCTCTTACTAGACTCTAAATTACACGCTGAACTTTCGCAAAATTGGACTACAAATGGAATTTCTGGATCTTTCCCCGCGTCGGTAAACGATTATATATTTGCTCATGGAGGCAAGAATACTTCAGCAGTCTCTTATTCACATACTATAAATCTTGAGCCTTATCAACCTTTCGGCAATTTTCAAATAAAAGTCACGCGACTGACTAACTCGGCGAATTCGACCGGCGATAATAAAGGACGGGGCCACCGGTGGCCTGGTCTAACTTGGAGAGGCCCTGATGTAGACAAGTGGCAATCTGTTCAATCTGGCGCCTTATCTCAAGTTTTAGGTGTAATTAAAGAAAAATTAAATTATCCCTATTCTGCTGTAGGACATGTTACTTTTAATGCTAAACAGTTTTCAAGTATGCCGACTCGTACTTATGAATGCTATGGCATGAAAGTACGAATACCTAGTAATTATAGTCCGACTACTCAAACGTCTTTCGATACTAAATATTCTTTAGATAGTCTATACTCTGGCATATGGGATGGCGACTGGAAGAGAAACTCAAGCGGAGAGGTAGAGCTTACTTATACACATAACCCTGCTTGGGTATTTTATGATATTCTTGTTAATAACAGATATGGTCTAGGAGCTTTTTTAGAAGAACAAGACATAGATAAATACTCTTTATACAAAATAGCTAGATACTGCGATGAGCCAGTTCCAAACGGTAAAGGCGGTTGGGAGCCTAGATTTACTGCTAATTTATATCTAACAAAAGCTACAGATGCGTACAAAGTCCTGAAAGACATGGCCACTATATTTAGAGGAATGTTATATTGGGCGGACGGAACTTTATTTCCTGTAATAGATGAAAAGAAAGCTCCTGTGTATAACTTTTCTCGTGCAAACGTAGAAGATGGTAAATTTAATTACGAAGGAACAGGTAGTAAAACTCGTGTAAATCAAGTAATTGTAACTTGGAATAATCCAGAATCAGATTATAAGCTAGAGCCTATTCTTGTAGAGGATAGAGAAAATATAATTAAGACAGGCAAAATAATAAAAGAAAATGCAGTTGCTTTTGGGTGTACATCACAAGGTCAAGCAATTCGTTATGGAAGGTGGAAACTATGGACTGCTGTTAACCAGACTGAGATTGTATCATTTAAAACAGCAATTAACGCAGCATTTTTAGCGCCGGGAGACATTATTAATGTAGAAGATTCTCACGACTTTTCTATACGAAATAGCGGTAGAATATCTAGTGCTTCTACCCAAGGAGGAGTTACTGAGGTAGTATTAGATTCAGAACTTACCACTATTCAAGGTACTCAAACCTTTTCTGTAGTTGTTCCAAAAATTTCTCTCACGCTGTCTCAAGAGACTGAATGGAATGGGTACAAAAGAGGTGATTCTATTCCTTTGGCTCAATTAGGCTTAAACTCTAGCTCTTCGGAAAGTGAAATACGGACAGCCATTGCTGAAGCCGATGCTTCAATTCAGTATAATAATTCTACTACTATTATTAATTCTGATATTACTGCAATTAATGGAAATACTATTGTATTAGATAGAGATTTATCTTCTGAGATAGACTCATATGCTGATATGACTGGACAAATCTGGGCAGTAAAAATAGATAATGATGGACCCGTTCTTTCTTCGTATAAAGAATACAAAATTATGTCCATTCAGGAAGACAGCGACAATGCATATAGTATTGTAGCTGTTGAATATTATGAAAGTAAGTTTGATGTTATAGACAACGACTTTACTTTGGCTCTTCCTGAGCCTTCTGAGCCTTCTGTAGAGTTGCCAACAGTAACGAATGCGTATATATTAAGAACGCCTAAGTATGATACTCCTGGAGAAGAATTTATTCTTACTTGGGAATTGCCAGACTCACAGTATGTAGTAGGTGTGGAAATAGAGCATAATGTACCCTCTATTCCTAGCCCAGTGTCTGTGAATGTAACGGACACTTCTTATAACTTTACGGGCGTTTCTGATGGCGAGTATACTTTTTATTTGAGAACTCGTAGCAGTCTTGGTAAAACTTCTAAACCTTTTAAGGTAGTTGCAGAAATAACAGACTATTTTGGCGGGCCTTCAGAACGACTTTATGGAATGATAAAAGGAGGTCTTGCAAGCCACGCTATCGGTCTACAAGTTACGGAAGACCCAGAGCTGGGCTCCTCCTATATAAACCTTTACTATGCTTTGAACCCTTTAGAGGAATCTTTAGTTGTTGCGAACACCAATAATATAGAAGCTACTCTAACAACGATAGATTTCCCTACTTTCGTACTTGATCGGTTGGGCTCCAGACTAGATAGTTTTAGCGGTATAGGCACCTTTCCTATAGCAGCTTGGGACCCTACTGAGTACTATGAACCAGTTACGCTTCAGAGTTATCCAGTAAATTTTGCTGTAGCTGCAACTCATAATGGTAATTTATATTATGCACTGCAAAACCATTCGGGGATTGAGCCAGGAACCGAAGAAGGTGAAAAGTACTGGTATCTTACAAACAAAAAAGATGATTTTATATATTTAAGTACTGGTGAGAACTACACTTGGGTAGAGCCTGACCTTGGACAGGAGCCTCCTTTCGAAACTGTACTTTTTACAGAATTAGCCAGAGTTTCAGATACAGTGTATATAATGGCGGATCTCTCTAATAGCACCCCATATCTTAGGGCCGTTAATTACAACTCAAAATATGATATTTGGTATGATGTAGGACTTATTCCTTGGCCCTATACCCCGCCTGGATATATATTTAGCGACCTTACAAATGATATAGTCCAGCTTAGTCCCTTTGGAGGTTTATGGACTCCAAAAGGCGGGACGGGGGACACCGTAACTGGAGAGAACGGCTCTAATATTTTATTTGCAAACGCCCCGGCTGTAAATTTTACCGCCGGTACTTATAGCGTCGAAGTAACAAATACAGTATTTATAGAGTCCAAAGCGTACAAAGTAGCTTATGTAACTCAGAAAGCAATCTACTTAGATAAACCTCTTGATCTTGAAGGAAATACGTATACAGGTCCTTTATGGGTAGATAGATTAAACGTTGATTTTAATAGAGATTTTTTAGTAGGAAAAGTAACCAACGATACTTTTATAAGCTACATGACTGTGGATCCTGCTCTCAGCTTGGGAGCCAGAGAAGTAATTCTAGATTCAGATACTCCATTTATAACTTTTGATAGGTCCGAAGAAGGGAGCTTAATACCTACTGAAGATACGCCTACAACTATTAATTTCAGTGCACAAGCAATAGGATTTGATGATCCTATATATGAGCTTTCTTATAGCATAAATGGAATGGCATTTAATCAAGAGCTGCCTACAACCCCTCAACAACCTAATAATGGTAGTAGATATGATACAATTGTACATTTAGATCTTCAAGGAGGAACCGCTTCTAGTCTTTTAGCTGATGGGCCTACTAAAATTTCTGTAGTTGTTACTGAATCCTATGCTATTGGGGATGTAACTAAAAGAGCACAGGGTACCTTTACTTTTATTCCTATATCTAATGGAGCTTTTGGAGAGGACGGAAGAGTTGCTCGTTTAGATGCGGAAGATTATTCTATAGTTTATGATGCAGTAGGACAAAATCCTCAGTTTAATAATAATACTGCAGATTCTGATATTGATTTAACAGTTACAACAAATGTTTCGACCCCCTTATTTAGATTTACAAACGCTAGCGGAGGTTCTGACTGGACAGAAAATAATACTAATTTCTTTAATGTACCAGAGAATATGTCTACCGTATTCGGAGATACAGGGGGCTCTGTAGTAATTTCCGTAGAAGTTGCTATTATGCCAGAAGGTTGGGTTTTGGGACAAGAAGTACCTGCGGAAAATATTGTAGCAGGAGATTCTGTATCAATTATTGCTGTTTATGCAGGTTCAGATGCTATATCTGTATCTATGCCCAACGATTCGCACTCTATATCGTGTAATAACGAAGGCATACCTTTTGTCAATGTGGGGGAAGACCCCCATACTACGCCTGCTCCGGGCTCTGGCACTTCGATTGAGGTATTTCAAGGGGCTACAAATTTTTTATACACGGAAGCTGCCTCCCCCGAAGAAGGGTTTTTTAGAGTAGACATTCTTTCAAACTCCGATATTATTGCAGGAGGTATATCTTCCTCTTTTGTAGGGCAAGCAATACCTGTAGTAAGTGATCATGTATTTTTATCCTCCTCTGAAGATAATGAGCTACTAGAGTATATAATTACCATAGGAATTCCAGGTCCTGGTTCTGTAGCTAGCGTTAAGCAGATAAGAAAGTATCAAACCTTTTCAAAAGCAAAAGGAGGTACTTTAGGTTCCTCTTCCTCGTTGGTGTATTTATACAAGGCTTCTGTAGGCAAACCAGCAGAATATGAAAATGAAGCAGGAGCCCTTCCTGTAGAAGTAGACATGTCAACTGGCAGTATTATACTTGATACATCTCCTACGCCTACAAAATATTCCCAAGGTTTGGGAGGCTGGTATACAGATGTTAATCTTGTAGATCTTACTGCGGACGGCGTTCTTACTTCAAGAAAACAAGTGTGGATAATAGGAGCTACAGCCAACTCCACCTCAGCAACAGACCTTATTCAGCCACCTGAGTTTACCTCTCCCATTCAATTTTCTGGTACAGATGGTTTAAATACCGCGACTGTAGAGCTGTTTATAAGAACTTCTACAGAAACCGGAGGTGTTCCAGATGTGCCTCCTGTACCCTCTGGCACTACACAATATAATTTTAGTACGGGAGTACTTTCTGGGGATTTACAAGGCTGGAGCCAGCAAACTTTTGAGCCTAATGCAGAAAACCCTTACATATGGAGAACAAGTGCTGCTGCAATTTCTAATGCTGATGCTGCCGCGGTAGCCTCAGATGACTGGTCCGAACCTAAAAATATATACTCCTTTGTGACCGGCTCGAACGGAGAAAATGCAAGGGCAGTAAAACTTACTTCTGAGGATTATTCTATTGTATATACTCCTACTGGTAGCGGAGGATTTACTCCTTCCCCTGCCGGATCTGTAACTTTAACTGCAATTGCTCAAAACTTTAACGAGCCTTTATATAAAATAACTGGAGGAGGGGACGGAGTCACTGTAGGTGTTCTTGATGATGCTACATACGAGAGTACAAATAATACGGCCTCTTTTGTAATTCCTACAGACCCAGCTGATTGGGCTGTTAATCCTTACACAGTTAGAGTTTCTGTCGCTGAAGCGGTAGAGCCTAATACCGAAGTAGCCTTTGATACTATTAGTATTTTTAAAGTAGCAGAAGGGGCAGATGGGGAGGATGGAATTGACGGGTACACCGTAATTGTAACAAACTCCGCTCATACAATACCTTCAGATTTTAATGGTAATAATGCAGACTACACAGGTTCTGGCACTTCTATTGAAGTTTATAGAGGCGCGACTCAGCTCACTTACGGCACAGGAGCAGATACTTTTTCTGTAAGCACCCCCGTAGCAACTAATATTACTTTTGGAGGTGTAGTCTCTACTACGAATGGTATATATACTACAGCGGATCATTCAGCAATGCTGGAGGATACCGCTTCTATTGAGTATCCGCTAGTAATAGAAGACGTTTCGCTAGGAAGCGTAAAACAAACTTTTTCTTTGTCTAAAGCAGGACAGACCGGACAAAGTACTAATGTAGTATTTAAACGCGTTGCAGTAACTGATACAGCTCCTACTACTCCTGACCCCTCTATTGGAGTTCCTAGCGGAGAAGGGTGGTTTGATAATCCACCTGACGAAGAAACGGATGGATCCACACAGCTTTGGGCTTCCTCAGGCGTAAAAGCTGTTGGAGCTTCAACCTTTACGTGGCAAACTCCTTATATTGTACAAAGCGTAAATGCAGTAGAAGTGTATGCGTATAGAGAGGGAAGCGATGTACGAAATGACACAGGAAGCTATAATTTTACTACAAATACTCTTACTCCTCCTACTGGCTGGGATTTAAATCCTCCCACTAGCATATCTTCTGGGGCTACAGTATGGGTTATTGCAGGTACAGCAACGGGAACTCCCGGAGCTACTGCCGCACCTATTACTTGGGGTGATGCCGTAGAGTACCTAAAGAGACAAGATGGCACTAGTACAAATATAATATTTAGAAGGTCTGCTACTAATCCCGGTACCCCAACAACTGATACAAATGGAGATGGTATACCCGATAATTGGTTTGATAGTCCTCCTACAGGTACAGATCTTCTTTGGGCCTCTGCTGGAACATATAATCCGGACACGGATGCTTGGACGTGGGGAGCCCCTTATCAAGCAGAAGGAACGGCTGTTGCAGAAGTAGCCCAGTATAGGCTAAACTCTAGTGACGGAGGAACAACAGGAGGTAGCTATAATTTTACTACTTCTACTTTGACTACTTCCTCTGCCGATTGGAGTATAAATCCTCCAGGCTTAGCTAAC